ATGTAGAACTCTAGTTGTATCAATGCCAAAGTTTTCGAAATATGATTGAGGTGAACCAAACTCTGAATCATAAAATAATAATACAGCATCATCATATTTCTTTAAATAAGCACTTGCCATTATTAAGGCAAATGAAGTTTTAAAATGTTTAGATGGACCTGCGAGTACTGTAAGTCCTGGTGCTAAACCACCGTCCATTGAGCCGGACAAAGCTACATTTATCATTGGTACATCAGTTGGTACCAAATCTTTATCATTAAAAAATTTAGAATCTGCAAGTACTGAAGTAAAATCACTCTTGCTATTCTTTTTAAGTTTATCCATTATTGACATTGCTTTTCTCCTACAAATAATATAATTATAACATAAATTCATCTAATTGTACAGGATTATTTTTTACTATAAGAGCTTGAGTCTTATTATCCTGCATTAAATAATCAGTTTCTATTAACTGATTGTCTAATCGTCCATCACAAAATCTTACAACCTGTTCAGCCATATCTTCAGCTGTAGTTACAGGAACGTTTTGGCATATATGATTAACATTTTTGATACCGCCTTGTAACATAAAATCTTCTGGTAATTTCATTATCGATAAACATTCTCTTACTGTTAAAAATCTATCTTCATCTGGATGAGTTAACATAGTTGGTAAGTGACCAACAAAAGCTCCAATATAATTCTTTGGAAACTCTATATTTTTCCTCATAATATTTCCACCTGACTCAAGCTTTCTATGTATTCTTTCACATTTTGCTGCTTCTTTGTCATAGCCATTTTTAAACATCCATTGACCAACTTTATTATATTTTGTCTTTGATTCGATATAAGTTAGTACATTTATAGATTTTGTTATTTTAGTATCTTGAAATTCTTTATGTGATATCCCGCCTTCTAGTTCTTCAAGGACATAACGATAATATGGATTTTTACTAGGAATATTAGAATTAGTAAGAACATTCATAGGGTCATTTGATCTGCGATTCACAGAACGAATTGTGTCTTCAATTCTTTCATATCCTCTTTTTATATAATCAAACTTTGGTAGTTTATCGCCTTTCCAGAAAAAATAAAATGACCTGTCTCTTACTTGTCCAAGTCCATGAAGGATAGACTTCGTTTTATAAACTGAGAAAACATATCCGTGGTCTCTCCCAATTTGTCTAAGATTTTCACGGATTGGTTCTCCAGCTTTAGAAGCGAATCTTGGTGCATTTTCGCCCCAGAATACTTTAGGTTTGAGTTCACCCAAGACAAGCTTCGCTGTGGTAGGCATCCAATCGTTAATAGCAGCATCAGAACTAGCTGAAGGATTGAGACTACTGAGGCCAGCACAAGGACACACAGTGTTAATAACATCGACAGAAGGTAAGTTAGGTAACCTGCCATCTCTAATGAGATGATACGGGACTTCTCCTTTATAATATTCAACCAAGTTGAAATCGTTTGCTTTAAATACATCATAACTTAATAAATACTCCGGTTTCTTATTAACTATATTTTGCATTGCAATAGTTTCACCACCTATGAGCGGTACTATACTTGCGTATTTCATGCGAAAAAATCCTCTAATGTGTTAGGTTTATCTTCACCAGTCCAATGTGGATATGATGCACGAGATAAATGTATTGAATGTGGCATTTCCATATTTTTAAAATCTAGTTGTCCCTCTCTATTTAAGAGATAATCTGTCCATCTTATAATTTTAGCTTTTTTTGCAACCTTTTCTAATTCTTCTCTAAATATAAGTCTACACTTGTTTCTTTGTTCCCATGTACCCCAAAAAGGTTTATTTTTATAATAGCCAGATTTCGGTAATTTTCTAGATTCGTCTTCTATTGGTAAAAGTTCGTATATTGAAATATCATCTATTGGTAATCTTTCAGCAGTTTCTATATATCTTCTAGCCAGATCTCTAGTATTTTCTAGATAATCTCCTTCAATTCTGCAAAGATGATGTCTTATATCAATATTACCAAAATATAGTTCGACTTTCTTAAATGTATTTATAGGGGCTGCATGTTCAATAAAATCTTCGAATCCAGTATTGATAGCACCATTTAAAGTTTTAAAAGGTACAGAATTAACTACCCAATCTGGTCGATACATACAAATAGAATGACTATCTCCAATAACAATTTTATCTGTAATTTTTGGATATTTAATAAATTCTGCAGTATCATACATTCTTTTTAAATTATCTAAATCTACATCATGCCATGCATTTAATATAGCACTACCAGTTTCTTTAGCTCTATCAAGTCTTTCCTTTATCATTTCATGGTATGCTGGAAATTCAATACCAACTGAATATACTTTACCTTTAAATTGAGAAAAGTTACGAGTATTTTCTACGTATGGAAAACCTTTAACACCACCAAAAAAGTTTAGTCCACCAGTCCAGTCACTACCATGATAGACATACATCTCATCAAACTCATTATGGTTTTCTAATTTACCACCCCAATTAATTTCTATATTAACTCCAGTTTGTTTTATCATATCAGCATAAATTACGCCCTGCGCGCCACGATGAGACTGCGGCCTAGCTGCAATTGGTATAAATGGGCAATTCATTATTGCTGTCATACTAAAAACTCCTCTAATGTATTTTGATCTGTAAGTTCAGCTGCTCTTGATACTTTACGTTTCTCACATAATTTCTTATCATCTCGTATTTGTAAGTATATTCCAAATTGACAAGAAAGAACTTCAGTACCATAATATTTTAAACCATCTTGTTGTTCTCTAAATAGTTTAGTACCATTTGGCATATCAATATTATAAGCTTCTGGATGAAACCAAACATCTTTAGTAAGTCCACATTCTTCTCCATTTTCTCTTAAGAAGTAAATAGCCTCTGGATATAATTTACGTGGTGCTAATGGCCATAATCTCTGTATGAGATATACAGCCCCAGGACCCGGTGCACAAAATCTATCATCATGATAATACTTCATTTGTGGTAATACACTAGTAGAAGCTGCACCATGAAATCCATAATATTCACCAATCCCTGGTAACTTTTTTAAAATATTATAAGCTTGTTCCATATTTTCAGCATTTGATAAATCTTCATACGTACCATTATCTCTAAAAGAAGCTACCCAATCAACTACATCTACTGGATGAAAGACTCTATTTGGCATATAATATTTTTCTCTACAATAATTTCTTGAAGCTGCTTGTATAGAAGTATGCAATTCAGTTGTACCCCATATTGGTCTTTTCTTTGTCTTTGAAATTTCAATATTAGCATGTAACTCTTGTAAATAATCTCTATCATTATCTGCTAATCTATCAAAATCAACAAAACAATCATTTGGATCATTACTATTAGTTACAGCCATATGAACTCCTCGAGCTCCATAAAAGTGAGATATAATACCATTGCCAAGTATGTTGAATTTTGACATATCTTGTTGAGCAATCACCGTACCTATGTATCTCATTCTATCATCAAGAGTTATAGTTGGATGAAAGTACTCAACATCTCTTCCTAAGCCATGATCAATTTCACCATGTCTATTTAGATTATTATATTCTTCATCTATAAATCCAAGATTAATACAAGCTCTAGTATTAATCTTTTTTAAGAAATGATTAAAATCATCCATCAAATACTTATTAAATCTTTCCCAATCGTAATTATACATCTTCACTCCTAATGAACAGTTTTAATAATTGGATAGTCAGGTTTTTCTTCTTGATCTGGATGCCAATGAGTTACATCATCAGTCAAAAAACCTTCATCATTATAAAAAATATGATACCCAGGCATTTCTTTACCATGTTCATCAACTAAAACTCCGCCATACTGGCCTCTAAACATTCCTAATAATTCAAAATAGTACCAACAATTTTCATCTTTTTTGGGTACTCTTTTTTCTACTTTTATCCACTTCATATCTACTCCTTTGGTATTAAATCATGAGATATATGCACACATAATATATGTGGCATAGCATTGTTTATCTCTTTAATTTGTACTGGATCGTCATCAAAGTGTATATTAATTCTATAGCCCAGTTTTTCTAGTATTACAAATTGCATTACTTTACTTAAACCTGATTGTCTTCTATCATTAAAGCCTTGTGGTTTATTATTCATGTATAAGGGATTATTTATACCTTTTGCATTTAACATGTATTCTGTTTGTTTTCTAGAATACTCACCTCTTCCAGTAACAATAATATCATTAGGTCCTGGATATATGCCATCATGGTGTTCTCCCATATATATCACCCCATCAATATCAAATGAATTGATAGGGGATTTTGGAACTTCATTCCAAGGTTGAAATTTACTACGCATAGTCTGTTTCTTCTGCTTGGTAAGTATAGGCAAGTTTAGAAGCTTTTGGATTAATTTCTTTTCGTTGTTTTAATGTAATGCCAGTATATTGCCTGTCTGCAAGCATATCGCACTCATATTTAGCTTCGTCAGTTTTAAGTTGTAACGGTGGAGTTTTTTGAGTCCAAGCTGATGGTCCTCTTAAATAACCTACAATACCCATTTCTGCAGCCACTTTACAAAACCTAATAGCAGATACTACTACCCCACCAGAGTTAGGAGAATCTTGAACTGCAAGTCTTGCAGAAAGTTCGTATCTAGCTCCACCAAAACCATAAGCAACTATATCAAAGTTTGCTATTTTTTGATCAGAAGCTATATATTGACCACCCGGTTTTTGCTGAACAGTTAAAGATGGACCAGCATATAATGTAGCTCCAGCCATTGATATATCTCTTACTACGTTTTGTCCTTTCAAAACATTTTCTTTTGAGATGTGTTTATTATGTAATCTTTCAACTTTAGCCATATTTAAGAAATCAGTATTAGCTGTTCTACCAGTTCTAATATTTTCTTGTCCTTGAGTAGAACCTGCAGCCATATTCATCTGAATATGTTGAGTTACCATAAGGCCTGAATCTATCATAGCACCTTGTAGTACTTCTGACATTCTTGATGCACCCCAAGCAGATCTCATATCAGAACCAACAATTGTTAAACCTGCATCAATAAACTTTTGTTCAATTCTCTTAGTATCTTTAGTAGATATAACAGTTGGAATACAGTTAACAAAATGCACGTTAGATTTTAATGCTACATCAATATAGAACTTAGATAATTTTTCAGCTCCAACTGGTGCATAATTAATTAATACATCAACTTCAGTATCTTTAACAATATTAACTATATCATCAAAAGATTTTGCAGATTCAGCTCCAGTTCTAAATGATACTTCTTCAGGATAATCTAGCATATGCGGAGCAACACCATCTAGTTCTGGACCAGAATATACCATTGCACCTTGTTTAACACAACCTGAAGTATTTGAACCATTTTCAAGTATTTCATCAACATGATTCATTGCACAGTTTGGAGCTGCTCTTAATGCATCAATTAATGGTTTATTTACTTTTCTTCTATCAACATCAAAACCAACCACAAACTCAATTTCATCTACAGTATAACCACCTATTGATTCATACATAAGACCAACTTTATCTTCTGGATTTGATTTGTAATATTGAATGCCTTCAACTAAGGACTTTGCGCAGTTACCGACACCGATAATACCGACTTTTATTTTGGACATTTTTGACATATTTCTCTCCTTTATATCAGTTTATTTACGTGAGTGGTTTGTCCGGAGTAGAGTAGCTCACGTGTATAAGTAGTTATAACACTCCTTAACTTTAATTTTTACAGTTTTATCCAATTCCATGTTACACCTGCTTCATCAAAAAAACTTTGTGCATCTGCACAAGATACTGACCATCTATCATCAAGTTCTTCACGCATTGGCATGACCACTCGACTGACACCTACTTGGATTAAACCTTTAGCACAATCGCTGCAAACTGGTAGTCCAACAACATAAACAGTTGAATCTCTTAACGATACACCGTTATCTGCTGCATTATAAATTAAGTTCATTTCAGCATGTACAATCATTTTATATTTTAATGGTTTTTGTTCGTACCTAAATTGTTCATCACTCATACCTCGAGGAAAACCATTATAACCTTGAGCTATGACAGTGCGATTTCTTACTGCAATAGCTCCAACTTGTGTTGACGGATCTTTTGACCACGATGCCACAAGAGTAGCCATTTCTAAAAATCTTTTATCCCATTTATTTGACAAGATGAAAATGCCTTTCGTATACATGCAAGTTTTGTACTTGCCATATTATATCACCAACTTCCATTTCTTTACGGTAATCAGCATCAGCTGCATGTGATAGATAACATGTATTATATTCTGCAGTTAAATCTTCTAAAACAAAGCGCTGCCAAGCATAGTCATTCTTGTATCCGAACACGACATCGTTTGAGCGCATTTGGACAACGGCGTGTATTTTACCATTGCGAATGTAATAAGTAACGGCATTAGTACATATAAAATCATTTTTACCATCTTCGTTATATTCCTCCCATATACTTGGACGATTGTAAATCATAGTAGCTCTACGACCATCGATATTGCCTAATAATTCATCTAAAACTCTACCAAACTGGTGATGATATTTATCAGCATAAATTATATGACCATAATTAGAATTAATTGAACCAAACTTATTTGCAGCATATTTCCAAGCTTCAGGTACTTTATCACCAATGTCATTGATATTTAATGATTGACTTTTATACCATTGTAATTCTTTTTCAATATAGCTTTCACTAGGTGTACCAAATATTGCTGGTTTATCAGCTAAAAAAGATGCACCAATAATCTCAATAGTTTTTTGACCAGATTTATCAGTAATAAAGTCTTCTTCAGTTAATGCATACATAAATTGTTTTTTAATATCAGCTGTTGTATTCATAACCATTCTCCTTTAAAAAAGTTTCTATCATTATT